CCTGCAAGGAACTGGTCGGGCGTGAACTCCGCTGTGGCGTACTTGCCATAGTCCTGCGCGCCAGTTGAACCGCCTATGCCAAGGTACTCAAGCAGACGATTCTGCCCGGTTTCACCCGCCGCGACATACGGGGCCATGACCGCTTTCTGCTGTTCGTAGATGTCTTTCTGGACATCCGCCTGGTATTTCGAGGCTTCTGCTTGAAGTTTAGCGGCTTCGTACGCGGCATCCGCCTGCGTATTGGCCGCGCTGCTGGCCGCGCTGGAACCGATCGCCGCCCCGGCAACGCCTGTGACGACTATTGCTGCTGCTACTGCGGACATATCTCTTTCCTGTTAAGATTCAACGCTTGTCTATAATCTATGGTAATTTCTTCCCCGAGTCCTCCGCCTTTGTTTCCCTTGATAGGCTTTATCGCATGAAGGTATATTGTGCCATCCCGGTACACCATTTTCGCATTCGGATCTTTTGCGTGGTTCGTGTACCTGCCAACTGGGGTTCTCATCCCTGCTATCCTTGCTGGCGCGATACATTCTCCGGGCTCAATGTCTCCGGTTGCCCTTAATCCTTTCCCCTCAATCTGCGACTTTGCCACCACGGCCTTGTAGCTGCCGAGAGGAAGCGGGCACTGGTCTTCTTCATTTTCGCTCATCGCCCGAACCTGTTCTGGAGTAAATCCAAACTCTTCTATAGCCTCAAAGAAATCAACACGGTCTGACACAAGTGCGTCAAAGTTCTCTTTCAACAACATGGTCTTCTTGTGCTCATCTGAAGTTACACTTTTTCGGAGTAATTTCCTCTCCAATTCCTCAACATCAGTTTCATCTGTGGCATAAATATTCTGCCAGAGCATATCTTCAAGTACCACGCCTATTTTTCTGCCTTCTTTACACATAAAAGTCTGCGGGGCAACCAGTTCGGTCTGCGTGCCGTCCTCATTGAACACAATCACTTTGCCAGTAAGCATCACGTTCATGTGCGCGTGCTTGTGATAGTGTCCTATGGCAAATGTTCCCGCAGGAATCAGTACCTGCCGGATATATAGCCCCGGGCCAAAATGATGAGTGACTGGGCACTCAGCCTGTTCGTGCTCAAGCATCATGCCTTCAAGCCGTTCAATCTTCTGCTCGGTCATAGCCGAGAGTTCATTTACTTTTTGCAAATCTTCGTTCATCAGTGCACAATGTATAGTGGTTGCGGGTCAACACCTGTGTCAACTTGGTATAACTGCCCGGCTACAAGCCCTCCTGCAATTGCTGCGGCGTTGTCTGCATAGGTCTCAAGGGCCAGCGTCGGGTTGTCAAGGTCACGAGTGGTCGTGTAAATGTTTTGAAAAAACCGATACCATACCGGAGACATGCACCCCGTGAGCGGGTCAAGTACAGGTACGCGAGCTGCGGGTATGGTCGTGATATTGCTCATGCGTTTGTAGGCGTTATGAGAAGTTCAGCACCGAGAATCGTGATACGCACAGGGTCTGTCCCGGATACCTCGTATACTCTGTCGCGCAATTTTGTTGTCATGCCAAGACGGCGCCAGATGACTCGTTTACCGTACTCGCCAATTTTACCCATTGAGAGACAATGCTCGTTCGACCATGTATGCCCCCCATCGTCCGACCAGCGCAGGCGCATTTTCGGGTCGTCGCCTTGACCGCTGACTGGCGCAACACCGGTCTCGCAATCAAGCTGAAGCGAGTGGTGTGATGTGCGTTTCAAATTGTTCTGCCCTGTAGGTATCGCTCTCCACGACCGGAGCCATTTCTGCGTGCCAACAGCATCTTCGTATACGTCAACATCCAGTTTGTATATGTTTCCGTTGTTGTAGTCCCCGATTACGGGCACGCCGTTAAACGCGCAATGGCAGTTCCCCCTGTGTCGGACAAACGCACCGCGCATAAAATTTGCTCTTTCGTGCCACGCGCCTGTGGCCACGTCGTATACCCATGTCGTATTGGCGGTCGGAAAATTCAACACGTAGAACGAGTGGCCTTCCTGCTGGTATGTGTATGCTACGGCATCAGTAATATCCGCATACTGCTGAATCTGCCATTCAACAGCGTGGGTTGAAATACGCTGCGGGATGTACCCATTTACTTTATACACTATACCACGGCCCCGAGAGTCTCCACCGAGCCAAAAGAATGTGTTGTCCAGTTCCGCTACAGAAAAGGGCGCGGCGCATCCGGTCTCAATAAGCGCACCTTGAATAGGCGCAAGTGGAAAAGGTGTTGTCGCGGCATCGTACCAAACCTCGGTCGTTGTGTGGCCGAATACCCACAACTCCTTGTGCATCGAGGCTATACGGACGACGCCATCAGGCGAACCCTCCGCGCTGGCAAATGAGAGCGCGTTCCAGGATGTGCCATCGTAAATGTCTGAAGCATAAATCTGCTGGCTGTCGGGCTTATTAACGAGAAAATATCCGTCAAGAAACGCTACCGACTGCGCACCAGGGAAGTCTGCATCGGTGACTTCAGCGAAGGTCTCGGCGACAGAGTTCCATATATACGCCTTTGGGTTGCATGCAAAAAATACTTCAGTACCGTTATCGTCAATAACTATGGGGTCTGTCCCTGTGTCGGTCATTGTTCCAATAAGCTCCGGTGTTGCGTCTACACCATCCAGCATATACACTTCCTGCCCCGACACGACATAAAACACATTCTTGTTTGTCTGCGTCCACAATGCGCGAATCGGGCCAGTACCCATGTTCGCCAAGTACACCATCCCCGGGCATCTGCTGAGATACGCAGGTTCTTTACCCCCTTCCGGCACAACTTCCGGATAGAGGTTCACCATGCGGCTATCAGCTGCATTCGGGCTACGGGTAACGTAGCTTGAACCAAGAATTGGTGTCTTCATCAGTAATTG